GTTCACGGTTATATCGATACTCCCATCATTCATGTACGTCAGTATCGCGCTTGTAACATCTGCCCAGTTCCCGTCATAACCATACTGCGCCTTTTTGATTTGAAGACCAGATGCGATTCGAGCTGGGGGCGCACTAATACTTATGCTGTCGCCATCGACTGCCGTTTCAATATTTGAATTTCCACCATTAATCGTGTAATTTACGGTTAGTGTTTTCAATTGACCAGGTGCTGGGTCTTTCACATTCAGGGCCGCTGGAGTGACTACGAACTTTATGTCGCCATCTTTGTTTTTAGCAGCTACTGCGCGAGCTACATCTACACTTTTTGAACCAACGCCATAGGACGCCGACTGAATATGTATGCCGGTGGACATTCTTATTATACGGCAGGATTATGAGCTGAAAACAACGTTCGCAACACCGCCCATGATTCGGAGATAATTGTAAGATTCCACAAATACCCTTACACCAAACGTGTATTGGTACTGCGATGTAGCAAGTGCTGACCCAGTCTGTACGACAGTAACCACATCATTCGGACCATACAACAGTCGTCCATTCTGGTCTACGGCTGCAGGGTTAACAACCGTAGGATTCGCGTTATTGACCGTGGATTTCAGTACGCACGATACAGTTTGAGTCTGCCCCGACTGAACGGTAGCGAGCGCTGGCTGGACGTACGTGTTTCGCAGAATAGGTTTGTTGAACATAGACCCATTCAGATGTCCACTTGGCTGAGTTGTTCCGTGTTCAAGTGCGAAAGAGTACGAATACAACCCTGGGATACTGCTCGATGTCTGGCCAGTTTGGTGACGGTAATTCTGGAGCTGGGAGAAGAAGTAGGTTTGCTTGTATGAGAACCGCTCCTTTCCATCGAGAATAATTGCGGATTCCAGTAAAATGTCCCGCTGCGACGTGTTTGTGGGAAGAGCAACCCCCGATGAATACTGCGGAGTCATGTACAACATGCCGGTAGAATCCTGTGGTGGTTTGTAGGGGTCTACCCAGTTCGTATAGTTATCATAATCATTCTGCTGGAGACGGTCAAAGCGCTGAGCGACCCACACCATTTGAGTACACAAATTTCGCATGAGTACTAGAGTATCATTACTTGCTCCTGCAAGACCATCCCCACTTGTTACATCTACTTGGTTCATTATGAACGAATGTTCATTCTTCGTTATATGGATAAGTTCGGCATCATTTAGGAAAATGTAGTTGGCTTCAATGAATGGACTCAATTTCCAGAACATAAGGGTAGGATTGGTAGGAACTGGAGCGGGTGAATATGTGGGAGGCGACAAGAAATTGTTCATCGTCATAATTGGACTACTTGGATCAGGAGCTATACGTACTCCAAAATTTGGGTTCGCAACTCCACCAATATTCTCACGCACATCGCGAATCGTGAATAGTTGGTACATATTTTTCAATTCAATCACGATTTCTACGGTAGAATAGGTTAGTGCTGAAATAGGCAGAGCAGCTCCCACGTTTTCGCAAAACCAAAAATGGAGAGGAATGTTCAAAACTTGACCGTAAAGTGACGGCTCTGCGGCTGATGTCGCGGTAGAAATCGCATGCGGGTACTGGTTCATTCGGTCGTATGCGTTTGCTGGGTCGTATAGCTGCCGAACGTTTCCGACCATAGAGTTCACCATAGTCTTCTTATTCGCATCAAAATTCAAATCGGCATACAGTTTCATCCATTCTCCAGTATGACGCACAACTTCCTGTCCGTTAATAACGACTGACGCATAGTTAATCATATTGTACCCGATATTTCGTACCCACTGAAACTCATAGCCTATCGCAGCCGCATTTGCGTTGAGGTTTGGGTGAGTTCCCGGAACAACTTGATGGACCGGTGAGTAAATGTTCGGGAGCGTGAGTACTAGATAACAATCATTCACTAACTGTGCGAACTGCTCAACCTTCGCACGAAGAGTTAGAGATCCGGATGCCGGTAATTGTAAATTGGTTGTTTTGAACACCAATTCAAACTGTTCCATCGCAAAATCCGTGTGGCGCTTGTAAACAGACCTAAAATGCGTGAACGAGGGGTTCCCACATACTAGTTGATCTTGTGCACCTTTGTTCACTAATTGCATTAAGCCGCCCATCTTACTTATTTACTGAATAGTTTTATGTGTGAAGACTCCGCATTTTTTACATCCAGTTGTCTTCACGGTTATTGGAGTTGTAGTGCAGCTACACAGCGTATTCAACGTCAGAGATTTCGCGTTCGGGTTCGTAGGGTTCTCTGCTCGGGTTATATACGTCAATTTCTGTGACGCCATGAAATCTGTCCATGATGATGCTGGACGGCGAATTTTAGATGTTCCAACTACTTTGGAAATAAGCATTGCCTGGGAATATCCTAGTTGAGGATTACCTGGTGGGGCAATGTCTTCGTTTGTAGCAAGATTCACAGATACATAGGTTGTCGCACCACGAAGACGCTGGATGCGGGTCCATTCTCCTGCAGATAATCCACGAGTACCAGCAGAAATATTACTGGCCATTCTCTTATACTACAACGTGCGGAAAAAATGAAATAGATGTCGGGCCAGTACGTCGTCCAATCTGAAGAAGTCGTTTCTCATCCCCCCACGCACCATAATCAAATATCTCATTGCTCTGGGGATCTAACACCATCGCCATTCCTTTGACTTTAATTATCTGCAGACGCCTCTTTCGTTTAACGAGGTTCAGGGTATACAATTCATCTTTTTCATCATCGAGGTATTTGGGGCGGTACGCTAAGTCTTCAGCAGTTACAGATGTATCAAAACGCATACATTGAATCACTGGCTGTTCTTTCGAATGTAGTTTTCGGTGAATTTCACAATCAACGGCCGACTGCTTTAGTACCAACGCTAAACTCTTGATAAGACGGTTCTTACGAAAAGAAACATCGTACAAATACTCATCCGAGCTCATAAATGCTTCACGAGGTTCATCCCCCTCATACATTTTCATACCGGTATCGTTTCGGCGAATAAGGACTACATTGTTCTCTGACGATGCCGTTTGTTCTGGAGTAAAAACAGACATATAAAGTTTCACTGTGACTGTGCGTTCTTCGGGAGGAAGTGAAGAGTGGGAATTCAATCGGATAGCACGTCCAATAACCTGGTCAATACGTGCAGGATTCCAGTAGGGTTCCATAATGTAAACATTTCGGACATTTAGTAACGTAATACCCTCAGCCGCACTCGACGATCCCATCAAAATACACAACCGTTTTTCCTTGATTGAATCTTTAAGTGCCGCTGGAAATGTGTCCGTATATTGACCATTAAATATTTGACGCATAAATTCAAGTTCATCCTCTTCTTCGTCTCCAGTATACATTCCGTATGCGGGCTTACCCTTTTCCATCTTAGGGTCTTCTTTCCATTGTCCGCCTTCCTTAATAAGCTTATATCTCTGAAACCCATTGTGTTTTAATACCAACCCAAATACACCCAGACCTTCTAGAGTTTTGTATTGCGAATACACGAACTGGTTTCTCCAAGGTTTGTTTTCACCTACTCCCTCCTTCAAATCTTTCAGCATTTGAGCCATCTTGGGAGAGTATAGCGCCAAACTTTTGGGAGATAAGAACCGCTCAGGTTCTGCATCGAGTTTGTTAAGAATTACAAGTTTGTCTTCGGAAATAGGATTGCCCCACATAGACGTCTCAGTTTCTCCTGTTTCCTCGGACATCTTGTACTTGAATTCGGGAGGAATGGCGTAATTGCAAACAAGACGAGACGCTGGACGGTATGAACCCATATCGTCATTCAGAGAAGGCATGCGCTTCTTTTTGGCTTCACGCTCCAACTCTTCTTTGCGCGCAGTTAAGTATCGCAAAAACTGCTCATCGGACATTGGGATTTTCGTGAGTGTTTTATCTTCGTCTAATCGTTTCGGAAGCAGGTTTTCATCAGCACCTCGGTAGTATGAAACAAGACCCTGGATACGTCGACCGAACAATAATGCGTTCTTGATTTTAAGCCCGTCAACAAACGTTTTCATGAATTCTTCGAAATCAGTGGGTAAACATTCTAGGAGTTCAGTAGACATCTTCGTTTCATCTTCCAACTGAATACCTGGGAACTTTGTTTCAAAGTCTATTTTCCACTTCGAAGCCCAAACTTTTATATCTGGTTCTTGCTTGAAATCCTTATTGTATTTTACAGCAATACGTTCCCCTTTATCATTGTACACGCTCTCAAAATTTGGAGGATTGCGGGTCAACATAAATACTCGTCTCACTGAGTTGTATTCGATAGTATCTACATCCTTCAATTGCCGGAAAAAGGCCGTCATCATTCCTTCGTCCCATGTGATTGCCGATTTTGTAGGAACATTCACTCGCTCAATTGCTCCTCGCAAAAGATTCATGAGATACGCGATTTCCTGGGGACGGTTTATGACCGGAGTTCCAGATAAACATACAATCTTCATATTTTTAGCTTTGTACATGTAATCAAACAGCCGCATCTTGGTTTCTCGTTCATTGAACACTGACCCAATTAAGTTATGCGCCTCTTCCAAAACTACCACCGAGTCATCAAACATACGTTCGGAAGGAAGAATACGATCCACATTCACTTTGCTGATTCCGTTGTACCGGATAAACGTAAACCGCGAATTAATCGTATCATTAATTTGTGTCTCAATACGTTTCTTAAAATCAGGTGTGAGAGTGCTGAAATTCGGTGCGGCATCTTTTACGGTAACAAAAAAGGCTCCATTCTCGTCAAGGTACTTTTCAGTAACTCCTAGAGTCTTTGCTAATTCCCTGTCCTCCAATGTTCTGATTTTATGTTCTTCCCAATGTTGTTCAAACTTGTAAATTGGATCTCCGCAGTTACGAATCTCATTCTTGTAATTGTCCTCAAGTCGAGCTGGTGTGATAATATAAATCTTCTTGTTGCTCATGAGAGATTCTGCGACTGCGATAGATGAACATGTTTTTCCCGAGCCGAGACCATGGTAAACCAAGAGACCTCGATACGGAGTTTCTATCATAAGGTAATCGCGCACCAGCTTCTGGTACGGTTG